GATAAGCCCGGTGGTGGCCCGCTCCGCGCAGGCTTGGATGAGGGGCAAGTTCGGAGACGCTGCCCGCGCAGCAATCGCCAAAACGGAGGGCGCATATGAATGACGCCGAGAAGGCCGCCTGGTTGTCGCAACGCTGCGGGAAGCTCACCGCGTCGCGCATGGCCGATGCGATGGATATCACCGCGAAAGGCGCGGACAGCGCCAAACGCAAGGCGCTGAAGGTGGAGCTGCTAGCCGAGCGGCTTACGGGCGATGCCGTGCCGCACTTCGTCAATAGCTTCATGCAGTGGGGGCTGGAGCAGGAGCCGGCAGCGAAGGCGGCTTATGAGCTTGCATCGGGCCAGATGATCCTGCCGTGCGGCTTCTACGACCACCCGCAGATTGCCGACTTTGGCGCAACGCCAGACGGGCTGATTCCGCAGGGCGTCATCGAATTCAAGTGCCCGCAGACGACGACACACATTGGCTGGATTTTGGCCGGTGGCGTGCCCGAGCAGCACCGTCCGCAGATATTGGCCCAGTTGGCGTGTACCGGGCGCACTAGGGCAGTTTTCGTTAGCTTCGACCCGCGCATACGGGACGAGCGCAAGCGGCTGTTTATCGCGGAGTGGGTGCCGGAGAGGGCTGAGATCGAGGCGGTCGAGGAACACGCCCGCAAGTTTCTTGCGGAAGTCGAGCAGATGTTTCAGATGCTCACGGAAACGGTTTAGGCAGGCATGGCATGGCTTGGAGAGGCACGGCGCGGCATGGCCGGGTAAGGCGCGGCAGGCAAGGCAAGGTCTGGCTGGGCAAGGTTTGGCCGGGCATGGCACGGCGAGGCAAGCATCGTTTTCAGCGGTCAGGGTTAGCCCTGACCGATGCGAATGGCGCATCAACAACAGGAGAGAAAAAATGGCAACGACAAAGAGTACTGAGATCGAAGTCCCAGAGATTCGACGCGAGCGACTTACCGTCAACGTGCTGGGCCGCACTCCGCTGATTCTGAACAGACTGAGCGAAAAAGTGTTGCATGAGCTGCTGATGCCCAAGGGTCGCAAAAACGCGGCAGAAAAGGCGTCAAGCTTGAAGCACGACCCGATGGCCGAGTTCCGCAGTTCACCGCACCGCATCAACGACGAAAGCTCGCCCACCCTGCTGGCTATGCCCAGCACCGCGTTCAAAGGCGCACTCAGGACGGCGGCAATCGATGTTCCTGGTGCGGCTAAGTCGCAGATCGGTCGGTTGACGTTCATCGAGGGCGAATACATCGCCATTTACGGCATTCCGCAGATTCTGATGACGCCGGTTCGCAGCGCAGACATGAACCGCACACCGGACATCCGCACCCGTTGCATCGTCCCGCATTGGGCAGCAACGATCCATGTGCATTTCGCGTCGTCAATCATCAAGGCGACCAGCATCGTCAACTTGCTGACGCAGGCCGGGCTGACGATTGGCGTGGGCGACTGGCGTCCAGAGAAAGGCTCCGGCACGTTTGGTCAGTTCGACATCGGCATGGCTGAGTCTGACTCCGCGTTTGCCGAGATCGTGCGTACTGGCGGCAGGGCTGTGCAGACTGCGGCGCTGGCCGACCCGCAGGCGTATGACGACCAGACCGAAGAGTTGCTCGGCTGGTTCGACGTTGAAGTGCGTCGCCGTGGATTCAAGGTGGCTGCGTAATGGATATGACGATCAGCGAATGGCTTGACGAAATCGAGCGCGAGAACCCCGACATCACGCCGGGCGATCTTCTCGAGATGGCGGCAGATCCGAGTTGCCCGGCGCATAACTTCTTTGAGTGGGACAACGAAAAAGCAGGCCACGCGCATCGCGTTTGGCAGGCTCGCACGTTGTTGTCTCGCAGGGTTGTCATCACTACCGACAGTTATTCGTTGACCGTCCCCAGGTACGTCCGCAACCCGGAGGCGCAACCGTCAACGCAAAGTTATATCGCCACCCGCAGCATCAGCGTCGAGGACTTGCAGCACCAGACGCTGGCGCAGGAATTTGCACGCGCTCGCGCATTACTGGAACGCACGCGGGAGTTGTCGCGGATGTTTGGGTTGATGCGCGAAGTGGATGAGATGGTGGAGCGCTTGGGGTTGATGAGCGCAAGGGTTGTGCGTCGCCGGCCAGATGAGGATGGGCTGGCGGCTTAAGGCAGGCGTGGTCGGGACAGGCATGGCAAGGCAGGCACGGCTGGGCCGGGTACGGCGCGGATTGGTGCGGATTGGCAAGGCAGGCACGGCATGGCCAGGTTAGGACGGGCGCCGACCGGATTGGCGGGGCGCGGCAGGCATGGCAAGGCGCGGCGCGGCATGGCAAGGCGCGGCGCGGCGCGGCGGGGTAAGGCAGGCGAGGCAAGTCACGGCTGGGCACGGCCGGGCATGGCATGGATCGGCAAGGCAACGCATGGCACGGCAGGCAATTTAACTTTCAACAGGAGCAGCAAAATGGCACAGCAATTCGACGGCACAAATCGCGGCGTTATTTCCAAAAACACGCGCAAAGAGCTGGACACGCATCCAGACATTCGCGGCCAGATCAACGTCGATGGCGTCGAGTTTTGGCTTGATGGCTGGCTGAAGCAGCGCACCGACGGCAGCGGCTCGTTTTACTCGCTGTCCGTCAAGCCTAAGAACGCGCCCGCAGCGGCAAAGCCGGCGCAGAAGGCCGCGCCGAAACCCGCGCCAGCAAGCGGCGGTTTCGACGACATGGACTCCGATATACCCTTTTGATCGGGCGACAGATGAGCAATCTTGAGAAAGCAGCGCGGCAGGCCAAGCCGGCGTCGTTACGTCCAAAACAGCACGACTACGCGAGCTATGTCGGCTACACGCGGGCGCTTGAGGCGTATTGCGATTCGCTGGAGCAGGCCGAGCCGGTGGTGCTGGCTCACAACGACATTCTCCGCATGGCGCGAGAGGCGGGGTGGCCTGCCTCCGTCGTGCATCCGCACGGCCCCGGTGTGGACACTAGCGGTTACTCCGCTTTGGCGGCGCTTGAACGCTTTGCCGCCCTCGTCCGGGCTGATGTCGTGGCGTCTGCAAAAAAGGCCGAGCCGGTGATTGACGACAAGCCAGTGCCCGATGCGTGGCATTTGAGCGGCTATGGCATGGAGTCGCGGGTAATGATTGGCGAGCCTTCGGAGAGGCACCGGCAACTTTTCTCAGATATTCGCCCGATGTACTGGCACCCCGCCAAGCAGGCCGAGCCGGTGCAGGCCGAGCCGGTGGCGTGGATGTATGAGTGGCAAGGCAGCCGACATTTGACATTTACTGACCAGCGGTTTGTTGAGCAAGCGCATCCGCATTTTAACAAATCAACACCGCTCTACACCGCACCCCAGCAGGCCGAGCGGGTGTCTGCGCCCCCTAAATCGTTTCGGGTTGGATACATGACCGGCTATGACGACGGTCAGCGTGAGCTGATGGAGAAGCAGCAGGCCGAGCCGGGGGCGTGCGGGCATGAGTCGTGTGACTGTCGCGGTTATTGCAAGAGGAAGCAGGCCGAGCCGGTGCCACCGTGGTATCGGCAGTTTTGCAATTGCCCCAAATGCAGTGAAGCGCCCAAGCAGGCCGAGCCGGCGGTTGAGTCGGTCACGGAAGAAGTAGAGCCGGTGGTGGTGCAGTACATCGAATCGGACGACAACCAAGGAGAAGCAAAATGAACGAAATCATTACTGTCAACGGCGTTGAATACGCTCCCGTAAAAAAGCCCGCTATCGGCACTCGTGCGGTTGTCGTTGTTGATCGAGGCTGGGTCTTTGCTGGCGATGTCACGCGCAACAACGGGCGAATCCGCATTAGCCGAGCAGTCCACGTTTTCAAATGGGAAAACATCGGTTTTGCAAAAATGGTGGAGACCGAAAAAGCTGACTTGCGTCCTATCGCGGACGTCGATATGCCGGAAGGGGCGGAAATCTTTTGCGTCCCGGTCAATGACAAATGGGGTCTTGATGTTTAGGCCCGTCGGCGACGGCTACGGCGACGGCTACGGCTACGGCTACGGCGACGGCTACGGCTACGGCTACGGCTACGGCGACGGCTACGGCTACAACTACGGCGACGGCTACGGCGACGGCTACGGCTACAACTACGGCGACGGCTACGGCGACGGCTACGGCTACGGCTACGGCGACGGCTACGGCTACGGCTACGGCTACGGCTACGGCGACGGCTACGGCTACGGCTACGGCTACGGCGACGGCACGGTCGAAAGTGGGAGGGCTGTGCGATGACTGACCTTGAAAAAGCAGCGCAGGCAGTCTTGGTCCGCTGGGACTCTCCGGCGTGGCAGCGCTCTCCTGCGGGGCGCTCGACCGCAGCGCTGATGGCCGATCTACGGCGGGCGCTCGCGGCTCACAAAGAGCAGGCCGAGCCGGTGTCGTTACGTCCAAAACAGCACGACTACGCGAGCTATGTCGGCTACACCCGTGCGCTTGAGGCGTATTGCGATGGTCTTGAGCAGGCCGAGCCGGTGGCGGATGCGGTGCGCGGCGAATGTCGTTTGTGGGACTCGCAGTGGACAAACGTCGTCAACCACGCCGACTGCTATCGCGACTGGAACACAGAGGACGCGATCCGCCACGCGGTGTGGATGACGGAGACGTATATGGCTCATAACGTGGCGAGAAACTATTTCCCGCCCGCCAAGCAGGCCGAGCCGGTGCAGGCCGAGCCGGTGGTTACTTGGGGCGTCGATTGGGGTGAAGACGAAGATTGGGTTTCGATTGTCAAGCGACACCCGGACGGCACACTTGAAGTTGTAGCGACTGAGGGCAGGCCAGTGAAGCGGCAGGCCGAGCCGGTGGCCGACAGCGGCAACCCGAGTTTCTGACCATGAGCCTAATGCTGACCGCCTACCTGCTCGAGACTTACGGCCCGCGCCTAGGCCGCGAAGAACTCGCCGCAGTGCTTGGCGTGACTCCGCGCACGTTGGAAAACAAGGTCTACATGGGCACGCTCGGCGTGGCGACTTACCGCGACCAGGGCAAGCTGTGGGCAGATGCGCGGGATGTTGCGGCGTACCTGGACGAGTGCCGAGCAGTGGAGAATAGCGGAAAAGAGTGCGACAGAGTGCAGTTTAGTGGCGGGATTCAGCTACACTACCCCGCATTGCCCCCGTAGCTCAGTGTGGCCGAGGGCCAGTGTCCATGCGCCTTTGGAGACAGCCCGTGCAATTTCCCGAGCAGTTTAAGGACGATCCGCGCTGGCCCTTCGGCCAGATGCGCAAGCCGGTTAAGACGCCGCGACCGACGCAACCGGCTGATGTGCCGCCTGCGCCTTTCTAACGCGCTTCCAGGTACAGGCCGACATTGCTCACCGCGTAGCCGGCAAACGCCAGCGCGAGACCGGGCTTGCCGCTCAGGTAGAGATTTGCGGCGATGAAGGCGTAGACGACGCCGACTAGGGCGATTAGGGTTGCGCTCATTTGGGCTGGATGATGCTTTTCTTAAGTGTTGCGCCCGGCAAAAACAGCGTGCTTCCGATTTCGTCGTCAGTCGTAACGGCTTTATAGCCAGCCGATCTCGCAAGCGCACCCCTTAGCCTCTGCATGTCCCAGTTGAATTCGTCCGCGAGATACCCTTTCACGCCGAGCATTCTTCTTAAATCATCAATCTCGTCGGCTGAACTTTCTCTAGTTACGACATCGTACAAATCGTCAACTTTTGATCCGCGCAACTTACTTTTGTATGCGGGGTCTGCGAATGCTCTTAAGATTGCCGGGGCGTTTTGAATGCTTCTCAAGTCTCTTGGCTCGGCGATGTCTTTTCTAAGAACGGACAATTCGTACAGCGTCGGGTTGCTGCCCCCGTACCCATAGGACATTACGTTGTCTAAGCTCCCGCCGAACAGACCGCCAAACTTTGAGTTGGGATTACTCATCCCGCCGGCAGCCTCAATTCTTGTTAGATTTGGGTTTGCTGACTGGTGAAAAGCAATTTCTTTGTTTTTTAGTTGCCGCAAAAAATCCAGGTATTCCTCTGCCCTGTCTTCTCCGTAGCGAATCGTTGGCCTTACTCGGTCTGTCATAAGCGATGAGCCTGACGGTGCGTTTGCCGCAAGTTTACCAACGCTTTTGCCAAGCAACCCGCCCATAGCCACCAGAGCATCCGGCGCATTGGCCGCAGCCTTCAGCAGCCCCGCAGGCGCACCCAGCCCCGGCATGTTGCTGAGTGCCTGCCCGGTTCGGTAGGCGTCCATGCCCATGCTGCCAGCGTAGGCGGGCACGCCGAGTCCGAGAAAGCCACGCCCTGCGCCGCCGACCAGTTGCGCGAACGGGTCGCCGATGTTTTGCCTGTAAGCGTCCAATAATCCCGGCATTTAGACCTCCAAAATTTCGCCGCGAAACTCGACCTTGCCCTCTGACAGCACGCTGACCACTTCCGGCCACAGCAGCCGACCATCGCGCCACGTCAGCACTACATAGCCCGAGCGCCAGTCCGCCGGGCTGTCTTCTTTGTAATCAAAGGCCTGCCATTCTGGCTCTGCAAGCATGCCGGTATCGACCCCATACACCGTAGGCTTGTGGGAGTAGCTTGACAGCGGCATCGCTTTTAGGCTGTGGTAGTGCCCGGTGATAAAATTTAGGCCGAGCGAGTTTTTTACATTGTTAGCGGGGGCGTACATTCCCCCTCGAAAACGATGCTTAATGACCGTGTTGTCGTTGACCCAGAGCGACCATGCGAACTCCCATCGCGGAAACAGCCGCCGCAGATCCATCGCATCCATGTCGGCCAGCGCGGGGGCTGCGGACTGAATGTAGCTGTGCAAGCGGATGTCGTGATTGCCGAGCGTCCAGATGCGCCGTGCGCCTTTCGCGGCATCCGCGATTTCATCCATGCGCTCATCGACCGCACGCAATTCGGCGGCAGGCGTGGGTGGCGTGCTGCCAAACATCTTCGGCCATCTCGAGATACCCGCGCCGTCGAGCGCATCGCCATTGCAGACGACGACACTAGGGCGCAGATCGGGCAGCATCTTGACCAGCGCACGGTTAGCGGTGCTGATGCAATCCGGCTGAAAATGCGCGTCTGAAAACACGACGGCACGCCCGTCGGTGATGTCCATCTTGAGCCTGCCGACAGACTCATGCGCCACTGTCGCCGCCTGCTTGCGAGCTAACGCGGCATGGGCTAAAGGTGGCACGCCGATTGCCCGCATCCGCGTCGTCATCGCCCGCACGGAAACATTGAATTGTTTCGCGAGCAACGTCGGCGAATTGGTCGTTCGCATCGCCTCTAGCAACGCTTCGTCTTCCACTTTGCGAGCAGCCATTAGGACTCCAACTTGCCGCTGACTGCCAGCGTTTCGATTGATTCGATCATGCCGACAGGGATCTCGGTGACATGCGCGTGCCCGCCGTCAGTCAGCGTTGCGACGATCTGGCACCAGTCGTCGCCCAGGTGCGTGAGCCAGCCCACCGTTACGCAGCGCAGATGCGACTTACCTTTAGGCACAGGCGGTTGCTGGCCTTCTTGCCAGTGCGGCGCTGTAGACATGGCGGCGTCGATCCAAGTCACCGCAACCATGCGAGCCGGTGCGGCCTTGGGTTTGCGCCGGCTCATTTGCTGGCCTCGGCTCCGAGTCCTCGAGACCGGCTCGTGGTGAAAGATGACCCGAGCCAGAAACCAACCACCGCGCCGAGAATGCCGGTGACGACAGCCGAAGCAATGGCCGCCCGCACCTCGTTGCTGAATCCGCTTTCGCTTGTGAGCGCGATCCACACCGTGCCGTAGAGCAGCGGCATCAGCAGCACCGTCACCCAAAACGCGGGACTGTAGAAAAACTTGCCGTCCGAGCCGGACGAGAATGCTCGAGCGCCTGCGATGCCACCGCCGCCTGCTTCAACCAGGTCATATAGTTGCGACTGCACCGCGCTGGTTGCGGCTTGCAGCGCATCCGGGTCGCGCTGCATGGTTTCAACGGCATCTTGCAGGTTGGTGGCTTGCGTTGCATCGACGATCAGCTCGCCGACTTTTTGAGCCACGACGACATTGCGGTCGGTGACCGATGTGCCGTCGGTAAACACTTTCGTAAGGCTTGGAATCATGCCGATAATCGTCGGCAGCAGAGCACCTAAAACGGGCAGCACAGGCTTTTCCTCCGGGGTTGGTGTGTCGGTAGCCGCCATCAGTCCGACGGCTTGTAGGGGCGCAGAATCGGGCGTTAGGAATAGGGCACGCTCGGCGCGACGGCGCGTTACCAATCCCGGCAGGACGCGGCCACCGCCACGGTTCCATCGCAGGAATTGATTGGCAGCGCCGGCGTAGTCGCCAGCGTTCAGAAGGCGCAGCAATGTAGATCCGCGCAGGGCACTAATGCCAATGTTGTAGGCAAGTGAGACAAGGGCTGAAAACTGATTGCTGGTGACTGGCACCGTCACCATTGCGGCAACGGCACGCTCGAATTCTTGCAAGTCGTGAGCGAGATACCTGTCGGCCTGTTGCGCCGTGCATTTGTCGCCCGACCGCACCTTGCGCCCGTCCGGGTAGACTGTCGTACCTATGCCAATCGTCCAGACGTTAGCCGGGCAAAGGTACGCACGCAGGCGCAAGCCCTCAGCCTGCCGAATCAACGACAGGCCGGCAGCGTTGGTGATCATTTGAAAAACTGAGCGCCGAA